ACNTATAACTTATTTATCAAGTCCAAATAGTTCTATATCATGGTCCACTGAAAGTAATATTCTTTTATCTGGTCCTCAAGGTCCTACAGGTAATACAGGGCCTACAGGAATTACAGGTAATACTGGACCTACAGGAAATACAGGGGCAACTGGTGTAACTGGAAATACAGGTCCAACTGGTGAAACAGGATCAACAGGAAATACAGGACCTACGGGAAATACAGGTCCAACAGGAAGTTTTCCAGTGCCAACACCAACCGGATCTGCGGAAAGTATTGGTGCTGTTACATATAATAGTACTGATCAAACATATTATTATTATACTGGTTCCAAAACATTCGTCATAGATCATCCAATAAATCCAGAAAAATATTTAGTTCATGCATGTCTAGAAGGACCAGAAGGTGGTGTCTATTATAGAGGAAAATCAGAAATTACAAATAACCACAGTGTTACAGTAATGCTTCCAAAATATGTCAACATATTAGCTACTGATTTTACAGTTCAAATTACACCCATTTTCTCTGGCGAAAAAAATAAAGAAATATTATATACTTCGGAGGTAGTAGATAATAGATTTACGGTTTATGGTAATAATGGTAAATTTTATTGGTTAGTTCATGGAAAAAGATGTAATATTGAGGTAGAACCATTAAAAGCCACAACGAATGTAAAAGGTACAGGACCTTATAAATGGATCTAAAATAAAATAAAATAAATTAAATTTATTAAAATCAATTTATTTTTAAATTTTTAAACATTTTAAACAGTATACTTTGTGATAGAATCTATATATTTTTTATCATAAATTCCTATTCGTGTAGTTCTATCCCATGTACTATAATTTAGTAACACTCTTTCATCTTCTACTACTAAACTTAAACAATATTCAATTGATTCACCTTCAAATTTAAAAGGTGCAGAATATCGTAATAAATTCAACATAGAATCAAAAACCACTATCATATGATAATAATGACGTGGACTTTCGTAAGAAACTAAATGAACTACAAACCAAATTTCACTAGAATTATCTTTATTATAAGTAAAACCACATGATGAACCACGAATATGAGAAAAAATTCTAGGCATATTTCTTGTTTCAACGTTGGAAATTTGTTTATTTTGTTTATTTAGTTTACAAATTTGTAATGGATACCATTTATAAATAACATGGGTTTCGTTTTTAAAGTCAACAAAAACCCAATTTTTTTCACAATCAGAATTTGAAAAATCAGTTGTTAATTCATCAGTTGCTAAAATATCTTGATTTATATCATAGTAGCCACTAACGATTCCAATCTTATAATTGTTATGTAATCCAGTTCCAATAAATTTTAGCTTGTTTTCATTTAAATCATTAAATATTTTAACATCTTCCACCCCAATGTATCTTTTATCTACAAAATTTAAATCAAATAATTTTTCTTTAAGAACATTTAAATTATTATCTAATTCAAAATATTTATTCACAGTTACAATATGTTTTTCACAATTGATATAAGATCCATTTTCTGTTATATAGTAATTAACATATCTTACATTTAAAAGATATCCATCTTTATTTTCATTATGTATTAAACAACTTGACGATGAATTAAATAATACTTTTTCATTATGAACTAATACAAGAATTTTATCATCCATTTTAACTACACAAATAGGAACTAATATATCTTTATAAAATTTCATATTATTGAATACATTACTAATAATATTATAGTCCGTACAATTATTTAATATAATATTTACTTCATTATTTATATTTTTAATTCCAAGCCACGAAGCGATAATACTATACTCATAATAGATTTTATATGAATACACGTCCTTGTGTAAAAATAAATATCCATCAATGTTATGATTTTTTTGTATTATTTTGATTGCTAATTCATAAAAAAGTAAAGCTAATTTATGTTTTGATATAATTCTATAATGCATAATTATCTGGTATAACCCTTCTAAACGTTCGGGTAAATAGTCATAACCTTCCATCCAAGATATAATCGCATTTGAAATATCTCCAATATTTTTATAACAGTGTCCCATTTTATAATAACTATACCAAACTTCTTGATTCCAACCACCAAACTTAATACGTTTTTTATAATATTCAATTGCTTCATTATTCTTTCCGCAATCAGAATAACTATTTGCCAAATAAAAATGATATCTTTCATTATTAGGCTCTTCATTAATCCCATCTGTAAGCAGTTTTATATCTCTGTCAGTCTTATTGGATTTACTTCCACCATCGCCAATATCTCTAATAAACAATTTATTTTTTAAAATACTATGTTTTGTATTATTTGAAGGTGTATTAATATATTCATGAGTAACCCCACAATAACTATAAAGACCATTATTTTTAACAATTCTCATATTATCATAATAAAAATTGTCATTTCCTTGTAAAATCGTATGTGAATCAGCTAGTAACAATTCATATTTATTAAAATCTTTAACTTCTAATACCATATCTGCATCCATTAGTAAAACATAATCAGACATTCCAACCGCAGAATTTAGTGAGAAATTTCTATTATAACAAAAATTTTTAAAAGGTTCATTCACAACTTTTCCTGGAATATTTTTTTTTGAAAAATACTCTTTAATTACATTAATGGTATCATCTGTAGATCCTGTATCACAAATACAATAACAGTCAATAATTTCTGAAACGGAATCAAAAAGTCTACTAATAATTTTACTTTCATTTTTTACAATCATGTTTAAACATAGTGTAGGTTTTTCTGTTCTATAAAAATTCATATAAAATATTACTAATTATTTATTTAAATAATAATTTATGAAGATATTATTTAAATTATATATATATAATTTAAAATGTCATTTACAAGATTTAATTATGATCCATGTAGAACAAAAAAACAACAACAACAAGCTACCGATCCTGGAAGATGGATTTTAAATGTTCCAGGTAATGGTGCAAATCCATGTTATATTGAAGATCCACATATAAGAGTTCAAAAATGGGCAGGAAATTTAAGAACCAACACAATTAATTTAGAAAGTGATTTATTAGGTGTAAATAGAAAAGCTAGTAGAGATTGTTTAGGGAAAGATAATTACGAAAAATTTAATGTAAAAAATAATGAAATTAAGTATCCTAGTTGTAATAATATATTTACAGAAGAATCAAGAGCTATTGCTCCTGCATGGATGGTACGTGACTGTGAACAAGTTGACTGGTATTATCCACCTTTAAATCCACAAGAAAATACATGTTTTCCATTTCAAAATAATTTAAGTACAAGAATTTTAGAAAAAGATTATTTTACTCCAAAAAGAGATTGTGTAATTAATGAAACCAATAATTACTTACCATCCAGTTTTAATTTAATAAAAGGAAATTACATTGGTGGACCAAATACTTGTGCTTCCACAAAATCTTGTGAACCTATAAAATCTATGAAATCTACAAAGTAACTATTTCAATAAAAATTATATTTAATATATATAATATGGAAGTAGCAATTCCTTTAATAGCATTAGGAGGAATGTATGTAATATCTAATCAATCATCTAAATCATGCAATCAAGTCATTCATAATAAAAACAATACACGCAATAATAATACGAAAGAAAATTTTGATAATATGGGAAAACAAAGAAATTATTTACCAAATACAAATATTCCTCCACAAAATTATCCAGTAACTAACTTAAATCAGTTAGTATCAACTGTTCAAGAATATCAAAATCCAAATACTGCAACAGATAAATATTTTGATCAAAATTTATATGAACAAAAGGTTAGACAGGGAAAAAATGTAGGAAATAATCCTCAACAAATTTATTCTATGACAGGAGACTATTTAGAATCAAAACAATTCAAGCATAATAATATGGTTCCTTTCAATGGTGGAAAAGTAAAAGGAAATACTTATCATGCAAATATTGCTGAATCAGTTTTAGATAACATGATTGGTTCTGGATCACAAGTAATGAAAAAAATAGAACAAGCACCTTTATTTAAACCAGAAGAAAATATTTCATGGGCATACGGAACTCCTAATAATAGTGATTTTTTTCAATCACGAGAAAATCCAGCTATGAGAGCTTTAGGAGGAGGTGTAAAACCATTTGAAAGTATCATGGTTGGACCTGGATTAAATCAAGGATATTCAGCGAGTGGAAGCGGAGGTTATAATTCTGGAATGGAAGCTCGTGATAAATGGTTACCTTACACAGTTGATCAGTTGAGAGTATCTACCAATCCAAAATTAGAATATGAATTAATAAATCATGAAGGTCCTGCAAATTCATTTATTAAGAATTCTGCAAGTAGTCAAACTTTAGGACGTGTAGAAAAACAACGTCCTGATACATATTTTATTAATACTCAAGATCGTTGGTTAACAACTACTGGAGCGACCAAAGGAGAGACATTAAGATCTATTCAGGAAATGGGTATTATTAAAAGAAATGATATTGTTACTGACTACACAGGACCTGCAGGTGCAGCTGACCGAAAAGCAAGTTATGCTCCTGAAAACTTTGAACAAAGTAAGCGTGTTACATTAAATCCATGTGGTGTAAATCCATCTGCCGCTAGTGGACGTGGACCATCTGATGATGGTGATAAATTTATTCGTAGTCATACAAATTATGAAAACAACCGTTCTACTGTAAAACAAGTGAATCGTACAAACGGTGTAAGTGGTGCTATTGGTGCAGTCATTGCTCCTATTTTAGACTTTTTAAAACCTACCCGTAAAGATGAGACAATTAATAATGTTCGTATTTATGGTGATATGTCAAGTTCTGTTCCTGGAAGTTATGTAATTAATCCAAATGATACTACTACGACAACGATAAAAGAAACTACTTTATACTCTCCTACTTTCAATATTAATGGCCAAAAAGAAGGAATCTATGTTGATAATTATACACCGATGGATTTAACACAAAGAGATACAACAAGTAAAAGTTATATTGGAACATCTGGAGGTGGTGCTACACAATATGGAGATATGAGTTATGATGCAGCCTATAGACAACATAATAACGATATAAAATCTGCAACTATTGATAACAGACCAAACCCAGGAGGAATGCAAATATTTAATCAACAAATGAATATTCATTGTAAAGAAGATTGCAATCGTTTTGATGGACGAATGAATCCTGCTTTTTCACGTATCTCATCTTTGCCTCCGTCGGTTGAAACCTATGGATCTATTAATATGCCCCAATATTATAATGAGTGTGCTGGATGTGACCGTATTCAACCAGATATTTTAAATGCATTCAAAAATAATCCATATACACATAGTTTGACAACTTCGGTATAAACAAAATACAAACAGTTATTTATTTTCTAGAATTTGTAAAATAAATAATTATTTTTCTCTCAATGTAATACGTTAATATTTAAATATAAAAAGATTACATTAATTGTAGTACACATAAATTATGTTATTAAATATTCATGAATCAATTAAACAAAAATTAGAATATTTTAAATCTATACATAAAATACCAAATATTATTTTTCATGGACCATCTGGTAGCGGAAAAAGAACAATTGTAAATAATTTTATTAATGATATATATAGTAATGACAAGGAAAAAATTAAATCATTAGTAATGTGTGTAAATTGTGCTCACGGAAAAGGAATAAAATTTATTAGAGAAGAACTTAAATTTTTTGCCAAGACGCATATTAATTCAAATGGTGGAGATATTTTTAAAAGTATTATATTGTTAAATGCTGATAAATTGACCATGGATGCACAATCGGCACTGCGAAGATGTATTGAATTATTCAGTCATAATACAAGATTTTTTATTGTAGTTGAAGATAAATACAATTTATTAAAGCCAATTCTTTCTCGTTTTTGTGAAATTTATGTTCCTGAACCAATGATAGATGGTGAAATTATAAATTTATATACATATAACATGGAAAAAACATTTAATACGAGTGATATTAAAAAAAAAAAAATAGAATTATTAAAAAAAGAATTCATAAAATTAAAAGATAGCCATTTAGATATTGAATCTTTGATAATATTTTGTGAAAAAATATATGAAAAAGGTTATAGTGGATTAGATATTTTAAATTTAATGCAAAAAAAGAACTTTTTAGGGTTAAAAATATCCATTGAAAAAAAATACGAATTTTTAGTATGTTTTAATAAAGTTAAAAAAGAATTTAGAAACGAAAAGATGATAATGTTGTTTATGTTAAATTTTTTGTTTTTAAGTTCAGAATTATCTTTAGAAAATATTTCTTTTATGTAAATGGATGATTTTAATGTAAGTTCACTTCATGAATCTAAAAATGAATGGAGTTCTAGATTATTAACCATATTAACTCCTTTAGTTGTTGAAGGATTTAAATCTATTTTAGAAGAAGCGATTAAATTGTGTAAAGAAAATGACGAAATGGAAAAATATTTAATGACCTTTCAAAATTTTATTTCAAGAATTCCAAAATGGAATCATATTATTATTGAGAGAGAAAGAAATAGGATTGGTGAAAAAAGCGGATGTATGTATTTGGAAGAACTAATTACTTGTGTCCATATCATCCAATTAAAAATTTTAACATCTATGCGAGTCGGACAAAAGCAAAAAAAAATAGATATTAACATACCTAAATTTGATGATTTTATTCACAAAGTTTATATAAATACAGCACGAAAAATATATAAAAATATTTATTTATTTGAATTAAATATTCCTCCTCTTCATGCACAAAAAAATAATAGAGAGATTGAAATCATTGTTCAAGAATGTATATTAAATACAATTAGAGAGAGTATTCCGGTAGAAGCAATATTAAAAGCCTATATGGATGAATCGGTGGAAGAAGATATTATTGAAGAAATTAAAGAACAAGTGATTGAAGAACAAATTGTTCAAGAGAAAGTGAAAGAAAATGAAAATGCTCCTATGAATCATGAAAATAACCAAACGAATGATAACAAGAGTAATAATAATTTATCTTTGACTACTAATGGTGGTAGTAGTAGTCAATTAAGTTTTAATGACATTGATTATATCAAAGATGATAACAATAACATTATTTCTGTAACAGCACCAAAAACAATTGAACGTTTAGAAGAAATAAGTGAACTAAGAGCACAACAAAGAAAACAAGATGAAGATGATGAGGATGAAGATAATGGAAGATTAAAAATATCAGATGAACATATTGAATTAGGAGCTTTAGATATTCATAATATAGAGGAACCTAAAATGGAATTATTACCTGACTTACTAATAGATGATATTGAAATATTAGATTAATAAATATAAATAAAAATAAAGATAAAATATTTGCGTAAAATCAAAAATAAGAATCTGCTTTCATAATGTAAATGGAAAATATATTTGTTATTGCAGGTATAATTTCAGTAATTTTTTTTATAGCAAAATTTTTAGAAATGCGATTTTTTGATAAAGAACCAAAATCATTAAAATTACTCGTGAGAGACTCACTTTTAGTATATTTTAGTGTAATTTGTGGATATTTTATTTTAGAACAAATTAAACCTGTAACAAATGGTGTAGTTGGTGGTGGAATAACACCTGTTTTTACAGATAATCCTGAATTTTAACGTCCAGTCCATATTTTTACAATTGGTTTCGGAAGTTTTTTATTTCTAAGATCTTCTTCATATTCAGCATAAGTGTATCCCCATTTTTGATATTTATGAATATTTCCTAATAATGATTTATTAGGAAGTGTTACCAATTTTGGATATTCGGTGTAAAATAAACAACCAAAAATTCTTTCTAGTGAACATCTATCTTGTCTAGATCTAACATGTTGAATCATATTTGTTATATTATATTTTTTTTCTATTAAAGATAAAAAATCATAGTTTATAAAACTTTGCACTCCAAAACATCCAAACCATTTATCTTGTGGCATTCCTAGTACTATATTTTCTAATAAGAGTTTAGAATGTATATTATATGAATTTTTTAAACTATTTGAAATTCTTATTCTATTTTCAAGATTTTCTTTATCTGGAAAAAAATTCCATATAGGTAAAACTTTAATATCTTTTTTTATAAGATTATCAAAATTAACTCTTTTATGTAGAAAAACACTGTCATGTAAAATAATCGCGTTATCAAAAAAATTATATTTAAGATAATAGTAATAAGGTAATAATTCTCCTCTTCCTACAAATTCAGATTGAATTATTTGAATATTTTTATATGTATTTTCATCTTTTAAAAAATTTGGATCACTATTATCATCTATAATTATAATTTTTTTATTTGGATATAGATATCTTAAGCATCTAATAGAGTTGTTCCAATATTTATTTGTTTTTTCACATCTAACATGTCTAGTAATAATAAATCCGTAAGTCTTCATGATTTATATATTAAATTATATTTAATTATTAATATTTTTCTCTAAAATATAACGAATAAATTATTTTATTTGTTATATAAAAAATAATTATTTAAAGATATTCATCTATTTTTATAAAATGGAGTTTTCAAATTGGAATATTTTTTTTGATACAAATGATACAATTAATACAAATGATACAAATGATACAAATAATACAAATGGATCAACAAATTTATTAGAAAATAATAATATAGATTTGTTAAAGGTTTATCAATTTGATAATAAAATTAAACTTGCACAAGAATTTCCAGGGTATGTAATAGCAGATTTAAATATAAAATATGATTGTTTTATTAATTTTGATAGATATTTTAATTCTGAATTTATAATTAATTTTATTGATAAATATAAACTAAATAAAGACGATTCTTTTGTCTTTGAAAATAATGAAGATCCTGAACCTATAAAAAATATAGTAACATTTATAAAAAAAAATATTGGTTTTGAAAACAATGAACATATTACTAACTTATCACCTTTTTTTGAAAAATATGATAATATTTTTATTAAAATGAATATAGAAGGTGGTGAATGGCAATGGTTACAGAGTATGGATGAAATAAAATTAAATAAAATATCACAAATAGTAATTGAGTTTCATGGATTAACAAATCATAGTTGGCATGGTATGACAAATACTAGTTTTGGTTGTGATTATAATGAAAAGATACTATGTTTAAAAAAATTATCAAATACACACTATCTAATTCATGCACATGGTAACAACACCGATGTAGTAGCATATAATGGGTTACCAAATATCATAGAATTAATATATATAAACAAAAATATTTTTAATAAGATTCCTGAATTAAATTGTATTTCTTTACCTATTAAGGATTTAGATTTTCCAATTGAAAAAAATTCTCGTGATATAAATTTAAATTTTTATCCATTTGTTAATAAAATAGAAGTAAATCCATTTTTAATAGATATCCCAGATAAAGAAGAATATACTGAGGAAGATTATATAAATATTCAAAAACAAATAGATAATAAAAATATTGATCACATTGTAGATGTATTTTATTTGAATAGAAATAATTGGTATAATATATCAGATTTTAAATTTAGGATAAGTAAAGGAATTAGACAGAATTTAACAAATATTGATAATAACATATTACCTATAAAAAAATTATATAAAATTGGAAATGGTGGAAATAATCGTAATTGTATTGTATGTTTTGCATCTTTTTCAAATAAAACAAAACATGATGAAGATAATACGCGATTTAATGCTTCTCAAAATATATATAAATCATTAGAAAAAACTGGTTTTAATGGACATTTTTACTTATTTAATGGTGGATTTCCAAATCCTACTGGAACTGAAATGAAATATCTAGGAGTACCATATTGTTTTAAAATATTTATGATGTTAGAAGCATATAAAAAAGGATTTGATAAGGTTATTTGGATAGACTCTGGCTGTTATGCTTTAAATAATCCTGAACCATTATTTGATGTTTTATATAAAGATGATGCTTTAATAAAAACAATTGATTCAAATAATAATTATAATGCTATGACATTAGAAAATACTATGCATCTTTTAAATAGAATTACAAATTCTGAATTACAAAACGCAAAGTATATTGAAACAATTGTTTTTGGATTAAATCTAGATTCAATAAAAGTAAAGAGTTTAATTAAAGAATATTATGAAATGGTAAAATTAGGATATCCATTTTTTTCAATCTTTCCTGAAGAAATTGTATTGACTTCTTTGTTTAATAAAAATAAATATAAAAATTTACTAACAAATTATTCAATTAAAAATAAAGTTCAAATAGGTGAAAAAATAATGGATGAGAATTCAGCAAGAAATTATGGATTTTATTTTCACCATAAACACTATTCCAAATACAAAAAAACTCCTTATGTAACTTTTGATAATACAGGAGGAAGATTTGGAAATCAACTATTTAGATATTTAACATGTAAATTGTTTACCATTCGTTTTGGTCACAAATATATTCCTAGAAATAATATTTCTAACAATGATTTTATAGTTGTAAATGAAGAAAACATCAATGATATTTTAGAAAATAACAAAGATATTTCAATGAAAAATATTGTTTTACAGGGTTATTTTCAAAAAAGTGATTTGTTTCTTAATTATCGTGAAAAATTAATTGAGATTATAAATAACTCTAATAATGATGATTATTGGAACATTGATAATAAAGATTATTATTTAAAAGATTATCTTATTAATTCTAAACATAGCATTGATTTAAAACCTAATGATATTTTGGTTTCACTACGTTTAGATGATTTTATTTTATACCCATGTAAAACAAGTGATATCATTCCACCTGAATATTATATTGAGATACTAGAAAAAATGAAAACGAATAATGGAAATCTTTATATTGTTTGTGATCAAATAAAATTGTGGTGGGAATTTAAGTATCTTGAATTTTTTAAAAAATTTAATCCAATTCTTGTTCAAGAATCTTTAATTCATGATATTGCATTGATGCGTGATTCAAATATATTAATACATTCTAATAGTAGTTTGTGTTGGATCGTTAGTTTTTTATCTAATAAAAATAAACGAGTTATTCCATACACACCAAAAATATATATGAATCAAAATCAATCTTTAAAAAAGATACAAGAAAATGATATACTTAATTATGTAACCCCGTTAGATCATGATGAAGTTCATAATTTAGATATAAACAATAATAGTGTTTTCCCGTTATCATTTAGTATTCCAGATGAATGCGTAGTTGAAGAAATTCCTGAAAAAACATGTTTACTTGCATCATTAATTCCAGGTGATATGTCAACTTATATATTTAACAAATATCAAGAAAAAGAGTATAATGATATGTATCGCCAGTCTAGATTTGCGATAACAAAAATGAAAGGTGGATGGGATTGTTTACGTCATTACGAGATATTAATGAATGGTTGTATTCCTTTATTTGAAAATTTAAAAGATTGTCCCAAATATACTTTAACAACTTATCCAAAAGAATTAAATGATCAAGCTTATGAGTTGTTTAATAACTGGATTGAAAATGAAGAATGTATAAACAAATATAATATATTATGTTCAAAATTTTTAGAACATACAAGAAAAAATTGTACAACCTCAGCATGTGCCAAGTATTTTTTAAAAAATATTAAAAATGGTGATAAAATAAAAAATATATTATTGCTAACTTGCCATCATGGTAATAATTACAATAGAGAATCACTGTGGATTGGATTAAAAAGATATATAAAATCTATTGATGGAGTTGCAGTTGAATATGAAAAATTGCCATTTTTGTATGATGATTTTGACAGTTTTTCTGAAAATAAATATTACGGAAATAATTGTTATACATTTCCAAAAAGGTTACAAAAAGATGATGATTATCATATGAGTGAAGCTGAAATTATAGAGAAAATTAATAATAATTTTTGGGATTTAATTATTTATGGAAAAGTTGGTCCAGATGAATTTTGTACGTTTCCATTTTATGATATTGTTAAATCAAAGTACAATAAAAATAAAATAGCATTTGTATATGGAGGTGATGAAATATTTAATTTAAAAATTACAGATTGTCATAGTTATCATATTAATATGTTTAATAGATACATATATTATAAACCATATAGTGATTATTTAAATTATTACAAACAATTTGGTTCTTGTTTTGTAAGGGAACTTGAAAGATAAACATTGTATTGTTTTTCTATTTTTCTATTTTTTATTATTTTTAACCATACTATGTTAAAAATAATTTGATTATTTATTTTTTATTTTTATTACCTTATTTATAATCTATTATTGTCCATTTTATATTATAAAAAATATACTCTATACAAAAACGGATATTTCATCAATGTTAATAACATCCGCTGAGACCTCCCCTTTAAAATCGGAGAAACGATTAAATTCAGGTCGTTCCAATTGTGCTTGCGGTGTATGATTATGTACACAACGTGCAATCATTTTATATAATTTAAAATCAGGATATCTATCTGTTCCATTGTTTTTGTATAATAAATTGATTCCTTTGTCGTCTAAACACCATTCATATATTAATCGTTTAATAGGATCACAGTTATTTAAATCTTTTAGTTCATCCAAACTATCAATAACATAATCAAATATAGAACATGCCAATCTACATAGGTCAAAACTAAAATTAGGTTCTAGTCTTGGTTTTTTTTCATTAAAATATGGTTCGGTATTATATTGAGATGCTGCATCTTCACCATTTTGAAAACTATCACTACAAAATAATTTGCCATTAACTTTATAAATACTTCTTCCAAAATCAATGATTTTAAATATTTTTCCGAAAGTAGGTACTTTGTAATATTTATTTTTATAACAATAATAAATGAATTTTTTATTAGTAGGATTATACATGACATTATTTGTATGAAGATCATTATGTGTAAAATGAAATGATTTTTGATAAGTAATTAAAATCATAATAATTTGCATTAAAATAGAATACCATTCTTCATTCGTCAAATCATTTGATAAAATAAGATCATCCAGTGTATTTTCACAATATTCCATGCAAATTATTTGTACTGGAAATTTATGAATAGTTGCATCAATTCTTTCTTCTTCAAAGTCATCACTTTCATCTGTTTCTTCACTATCACTAATACTATTAGTACTATCATCTGAATCATTATCATTTATATGTTTATCTTCGTCATTTATATCATTATCATTTATATCTTCATCATCGTCATTTATCTTATTGTCTTTACTATTGGATGTATAAGATGTTCTAGATGAACATGTAGAACTACTTTTAAGTGTGATATTTTGATCAAAATCATTATTTAATTTTGTAATTTCAACCAATTCATCCGAAAAATTTAAATCTCCATGTTTACTTTCCGATATTTGATTATTACTATCAAATATATTTTCAAATATCTCATCATTAAAAGACATAATAGAATTAATCGTTTTTGCACTTGAGTTATGTATGACAATTGGTTTTAATTTATTTTCATCATTAAATAAATGTTCATAGTCTTCAATTTTAAATAATATGTTTTTATTTTTATTAAAAAATTCAGAATTATTTAAATAATCAATATCATCAAATACATTAATAATAAAATTATTTTTTATCGCTAAAAAAGATCCATAATAATCAATGCCATGGAAAAAATTATTTTCATACATTAATTGACTTGTCAAAAATACAAAAAACCCATCCACATATGCAGAATTATTTACATCTAATATCTTTGGATATGTATTTGTTTTATCTGAATTAAAAATAGGAAGATTAAATAATTTGGGATCTTCAACGTTATATTTTCCAATCAAATACTTATAAGGATCTAATAATGGGGCCAATTTGAAAAAAATTTGTTTTTCTTTTGTTTTAAGAGTATTTATATTTTTAACATTACAACTATAAAGGTTTTTATTTTCTTCATCTTCATTTTTATTTTTAGTATTAATACTAGAAATATACCACTTGTGGTTTAGATTGATATTGTTATAATTTGTATCGTTCAATGAAAAAAAACGATTGTAAATTGGAATATAATTTTGTATTTTAGAGAGATTCATAACTTCCGGTTTCTCTAAACTTTTGAAAAGGTCTGGATTTTTTCTTTTTTGATAATTCACATCAATCATTATTAGCTAATTAATATATAAATTATACAAGTTTTTAACTTATATTTTTCACTAAATAATCTTTTTCCATTTTTAAAGATAGAAGGAAAACAAAAGAAAAGAGAGAAAGAAAATGTGAATTCGTATAAAATAATAAAAAAATCTTTGTCAAAATAATAGATATGACTTTAGAATTAAAAAAATTTGATATGAAAAATATTAGTTTCAAAGCAAATGAAAATAAAGGACCTGTCGTTGTGTTAATTGGAAAGCGTGATACAGGTAAAAGTTTTTTAGTAAGAGATTTGCTTTACTATCATCAAGAAATTCCTATCGGCACTGTTATCTCTGGAACGGAAGAAGGAAACGGATTCTACGCAAAAATGGTGCCGAAATTATTCGTCCATAATGAATACAATACGGCGATTATTGAAAATATATTGAAACGACAGCGAACCGTTTTAAAACAAATTAAGAAAGAAGTTGAAACCTATAAACGAAGCACCATTGACCCTAGAGCATTTGTCATTCTTGATGATTGTTTATATGACGCAACATGGACTAGAGATAAGATGATGCGTTTACTTTTTATGAACGGGAGACATTGGAAGGTCATGTTAGTCATCACAATGCAATATCCCTTAGGCATTCCTCCCACACTGAGAACAAATATAGATTATGTTTTTATTTTGAGAGAAAATTACATTGCAAATAGAAAACGTATTTATGAAAATTATGCTGGAATGTTTCCAACATTTGAGTCCTTTTGTCAGGTCATGGATCAATGTACAGAAAATTATGAGTGCTTGGTGATCAATAATAACTCCAAATCAAACAAATTACAAGACCAAGTTTTTTGGTACAAAGCAGATAACCATAACGATTTCAAATTAGGCTCCAAAGAATTCTGGGAATTGTCAAAAAGCATTAATTCAGACGACGAAGATGAAAAATATGACCCAGATTCAGTCAAAAAACGCGGCGCAGGACAGAAAATTACTATCAAAAAGGCAAATAAATGGTAAAAGCGCTTATCATAAAAGATAAGCAAGATTACCGCTTTTATAAATCTTGATTTTATATATAAAAGCAAAATAAACTACTTAAATAGTATCTTATAATAAATATTATAATAAGATGCAAGAATTGAATATCGTAGAACTTATTGAAAAAAACCCTATCACAAAGCTTTCAAACACATATAATAGTAAATTATTGAATAAAATTAAAGAAAATTTCACTGGATTTGAACAACAATTATTTATTAGTAGCTTTTATTGTTACTTAAATTATGACAAAAATATGGATTTTATAGTAGACTTAGATCATGTATGGAAATGGTTAGGATTTAATCAAAAAATAGATTGTAAAAGATTAATTGAAAGATCCTTTAAATATGATACAGATTATAAAACCGCTTTGCAAGAAGAAAATGTTGCTTTGGAATTACCCAAAGCAACTTTGGAACACGATAAATGGGGTGGACATAATATTAAAAAAATATTTCTAACAATCAGATGTTTCAAGTCATTATGTTTAAAAGCACAGACAAAAAAAGCATCTGAGATTCATGAGTATTATATGAAATTAGAAGAAGTATTACAAGAAATTGTAGAAGAAGAAACTGATGAATTAAAATTACAACTAGAACAAAAAGACAATATTATTTTGGAAATAAAAGAAACTTCTGAAAAAGAAAAAGAAAAATTAAACAAAGAAAAACAAAAAGCAGTAGAACAGGCAATTATTGTTCAATTTCCTCTAAATACAGAATGCATTTATTTTGGCACCATTGATAATACAAACGAATCAAAAGAAAAATTAATTAAATTCGGTCATACCAATGATTTATCAACTAGAATATTAGACCATCGTAAAAAATATGATCATTTTGTTTTAGTCAACGCTTTTCGTGTTCAAAATAAAGTAGAGATAGAAAATCTAATAAAAAATTATCCAAAAATAAAAAGACAAATTCGTAGTATAGAAATTAATGGAAAAAACAAAACTGAAATTATTGCTTACGATCCAAATAATTTTACCATTGAAAAACTATCCAAATATATCAAAGACATTATTCATTCTAAAACATATAGTATAGATAACTTTAACAGAATCATAAAAGAAAACGAAGAATTAGAAAATGAAAATAGAAAATTAAAAGAACAATTTAAATCTCATCAGCTTTTGGTAGAAAAACAAGCGATTGAATTAAATGAATTTAGAGAGAAAATAGAAAATCAACAAAAAGTAATTGAATCTGTAAATCATGAGAATCAATCAGTTTATCAAAATGTTTTATTACCTGAAGATGAAGTTAATAAAAAATTCAATGATTTTGTAAATAGTATTTGTATTGTTCGTCCAGATGTAGAAGAATTATCTGTTAATTTAGAAGGTCGTTATCGTTTATGGTCACAAGTAAAACCTACAAAAGAAATGTTTCACTCTCTTAAAAATTATTTAGATACAAGATTCAAACCAAAACGTATTCAAAGGAATCATGGATATATAGGTATTAAATTAAAACCACTGGAATATAAAAAACATCAAGAAAATTCTATGGTTGAAACATTTATATTTCAAGTATGTAAATTTTCGGATTGTGGAAAAATTTTAAATTCTGTCTTATTAAGAGAATACCAAAAATGGAAAGTTTCAGTTGATAAAGAATTAACTGATAATGATATAAAAGAAATAAAAGAATACTTAAATTCTTCCCCTTATGCTCTTAAAGCAACGGTATGGACGGAAGATGGAAACAATGAAGGGTACTATGGAATTTCATTAAAACAATCTGATATCAAACCTAAGCTTATTTCATCCACAGGCAAAAAAGTATATAAGAGAGAAGAGAAAACAAACTTATTACTGGGAACATGGGATAGTATTGCAAAAGCAGCAGAATCAGAGAATATTTCCGCCTCTAAAATGAGTAGATTTGTTAAAAATAAAAATATAATAAATGATTATTATTATAGTGTTATTTAAATTATTTCAATATTATTTTTCTTAAATTATTCCAAAATTTTATTTGTAGCAAATGGTCCACTAATTAATTCACTCTGTCCATTATCTGTTTTTCCTACAACAATATTCTCTCCTTCAAATAATTCCATACATATATCCGCAGTAGAAATCGTTTCTTTTTTATTTAAAACAGATTCTTGGGTTGTATTATTGATTCCAATTAGATTTCCATTTTCATCTATGGTCTGAGTTAATGTATTTCCAGACTTTTCTGCATTTTTAATATTTTCTTCAATCGCCTTTTCTTTCGCTTCTTTAATACGTTGTTCAAAAGCTGATTTAGCATTGTATTCATTCTTCTTCTTCTCACTCATCAATTGATTCAATTCTTCTTCCAAATACTCCACACGCCCCGTTTTGTATGCTTCAGGATCCCATGGCATCCATAGACCAACTGGACCCACAAACACGTCATGATTTGGATCCATTTCTCTCAACATTTTACATCTTAATTCAGCTTCTTCAACAGTTGGATAAACTCCTCTAATTTTCAAACCCCGAGTGGAAGTCTGAAAATTATTAATGACATTAAAGGATTTATCTAACTCGTCTTCATTATTATCAATAAAAGTTTTGTAATCATCCGACATTCCTGATTTAGAAAGAAGTTCTTTTTCTTCTTTTACAAACTCTTTGAAATCATTGGAAAGATCATCAAATGAAACGTTGTATTTATAGGATATAAAATTTAGAAACTGAATAAACTTTTCCATGGATTTATTGAAATCCCATTTCTTTAGGAATTCTTCAAAAAAGAAAACCTCCTTTTGTTTTAAAATTTTTTCTGGGGAAACAAAAGATACACATACAAATTTTTGATTCGCGATAGGTTTATCTTCTTCCAATAAGTCAACATATTTAGGATTTTTTGATCCGTTCTTGGTTTTTTTTTCAAAATTTGTTTCACTCTTTCCGTTTTTAGATTTACTGATATCCATTTTAATTTAATAAATATTTAATTCTAAGTTTTTTATCGCAAATATATATATTTTTTTCTTATTTATTAATATAATGAACGGATTAATAAACGTTGGTGAACTTGTCAAAAGAATCATTAAGTATTTAGTAGAAGGTTTAATGGTAGCTATCGCTGCCTATGCCATACCTAAACGTTCTTTAAATGTAGAAGAAATCATTCTTATTTCATTAACTGCTGCTGCAACCTTCAGTATTTTAGATACCTATATTCCAAGTATGGGTGTAACTGCTAGATCAGGTGCTGGATTCGGTATTGGTGCAAACTTAGTTAAATTCCCAGGGGGATTCTAAATGATAAATCTGAATTAAAATAATATATTATAAAAATCTAATGATATAATATATTATGCGTAAAATGACAAATAGAAGACGTAAAACCCATAGAAAAAGTAGTAAACAATATCTTAGAAAAACTAGTAAAAAAAATAGTAATAGAAGAAAAACATATAAGAAAAAAATTGTCGGTGGTCAACGTTACGGAACAGGTGTCGGTTCTAATTGTTACGACCCAAATTTTTCTATTTTTAACACCAATTTATTGAAATTATTTCCATATAAAACAACATAAGAGAAACCTTAGACAGTTGTTATAAATTCCCAGTCTAATTCTGCACAAATTTTTTTCCAAACATTATCTTGTTCAATGCGTTTCTCTCTATCTTTTAACATTGGAAAATGTTCTAAATAGTGTGTTTCGCCAAGCAATTCACATAATTTATAGGCAGTATAATAATAATTTAAAAAATTCACTCTATCATCTGGACAAAATTTGGAATAAGGTGCTTGTAATTCCATAAAAAGATTACAAAGAGTTTCTTCTAATTCTGGAGACATCACTGGTGGTTTAATTCCTAATTTATCCTTTATAAATTGTATATGTTCATAATATTTATTATAACCCAATTTCTTTAAAATTTCCTTCGTTTTATGATTCGTAATTTGTGCCAATTCTATTCTCTCTTTCTTTACTTGTAACTTAATATTTTCAATAACATCATGAGGTATTTGTGTGGTTTCTTTTCCTTGAAATTGTGCCAAGATTTCTTTAAAATGATTGATTCTTTTATAAGCATAAAAACATACTTCTTTTGGTGGCTCCTTATAAGATGGTTTTTCATTTTCAATCAAATATAATAAACTTCTAGAACATGAGTTACAAATAACAATCCCTTCATCTTCCAAAGGAATCAATTCTCCCACATGACAATATTGACATATGTCTGACTGATAGACAAATGAATTAATATCTAAAAATGCATCATCAATATTCGTCAAATATTTTTGAACGTTATTATCAATCATTTTATCATTGTTATTATTGGATTCTTCGTTATCTTTTATTTTAAAAAAATTATTTACGATTTTATTTTTACTAGAAACTTGATTTGATGACATATTGGAAGATATGTTTTTTTTATTTTCAAAATAATTAAAAATATATTTGGAATTATCTAAAAAATATTCTTTTTTTCTAGACTTTATCTCTATTATATTTTTTTTGATTTCTTTGATACGGTCTTTGATCTCTAATTGTTGTTCTACAGATAAATCACATGTACTATTATTTATTTTTTCTAGTAATTGTTGTTTTTCATATTTTAATTTAGGAATATTATCGTAATCATCTTTTGAAAATTCATTTAAAAATTCTTTATGTTTATTGTCAAGAGTGATTGCACTTTTTTTATTGAATTTTATTTTTTTGTTTGGTTTAGGCTTAAAAATTGGCATTCTTATTAAAGTAAAGTAAGTTTTTTATTTAATTAATAATAAAATTAATTATATTATTTTACTTATATTTTTAATTGTATTTTTAATTATTAATACGAATAATAACTAATAATTAATAAAAAGACAAGTTAAAAGATCGTAATAGTTTTCTTTAAATTATATAAAAAAAATGGATTTTGCAATAAATATTGAATCCTTAAAACATTTAGAAGATAATTTTAAAGTAAATCCGATTCAATTTCAAAAAATGGTTTTATTAACGAATGCCATTGAAGAAGGATGGACGGTTAAAAAAAAGAATCAATCTTATGTTTTTACAAAAAATCATGAAAATAAAAAAGAAGTGCTAGAAGACAGTTATTTATTAAAATTTATGAAAACAAATTTAGACCTTAATAAAATAATTTCATGAATCAAAATTTTTAATTTAATTTAATTTGAATTAAATTAAAATTATTATTTTTTTTTTCTTTAGCAATATTATAAAATATGGGAGGTGGTTTAATGCAATTAGTGGCCTATGGCGCACAAGATGTTTACCTAACAGGAAATCCTCAAATTACCTTTTGGAAGGTTACTTACCGCAGATATACAAATTTTGCAATTGAATCTATTGAACAAACATTTAACGGTCAAGCCGATTTTGGGCGCCGTGTACAATGTGTAATTAGTAGAAATGGTGATCTTGCTTACCGCACCTATTTACAAGTTACAGTTCCTGAAATCAACCAACTTATGGGTCTAGGAAACTATACAACTGGCCAAAACACTGGTGTTTATGCACGTTGGTTAGATTACCCTGGAGAACAATTAATCGCTCAAGTTGAAGTTGAAATTGGAGGTCAAAGAATTGACAGACAATATGGTGACTGGATGCACATCTGGAACCAACTTACCATGACTTCTGAACAACAAAGAGGTTATTTCAAGATGATTGGAAACACAACCCAATTAACTTTCATCACTGATCCTTCTTTCTCTGACGTTGAAAGTCCTTGTGACTCCCTTGCTCCTCGTCAAGTTTGTGCTCCTCGTAACGCTCTTCCTGAAACAACTCTTTATGTTCCTCTTCAATTTTGGTTCTGTACCAATCCTGGATTAGCCCTTCCTTTAATCGCTCTTCAATACCACGAAGTTAAAATCAACCTTGATATTCGTCCTATTGATGAATGTTTATGGGCTGTTACAACCTTAAACTGCAACACAAGTCCATACAGTGGAGCAAGTGGACAATACTCCGTTGGCAGACCAGTTCCTGCCACCATTGCCTACAATCAATCTTTAGTTGCTGCATCCCTTTATGTTGATTACGTTTTCCTTGATACCGATGAACGTAGAAGAATGGCACAAAACCCTCACGAGTACTTAATTACCCAACTTCAATTCACTGGTGATGAATCGGTTGGTTCTTCAAGTAACAAAATCAAGCTTAACTTCAACCACCCTGTCAAAGAACTTATCTGGGTTGTTCAGCCTGATCAAAACGTAGATTACTGCTCATCTTTAACCTGTGATGCTCTTCTTTTCAAGGTTCTTGGTGCTCAGCCATTCAACTATACTGATGCCGTTGATGCCCTTCCTAATGCTGTCCATGCATTCGGTGGTCCTCAATCCATTGCTGCTGACTCACGTGCTTTCATTGATGCCCGTGGTCTTTTCCAAGATGCTGGAGCTCTTGACTACATTCCTGGTGAAGGTTTCACTGGATACTGGCACGGACCTTCCAACCCATACAATGAAGCCAACTTAGGTGGACCAGCTATTAATTTAAATACTTCTGGAACTGGTTTATCTCAATTTGATATTGCTGCTTTACAAGAATCTGGTTCTCATCTTGATAACTCAGGTGTCTCTGATGCTGGAACATTCGTTCTTTCTGAGACTTCTCTTGACATGCATTGCTGGGGTCAAAATCCAGTTGTTACTGCTAAGCTTCAATTAAACGGACAAGATCGCTTCTCTGAGCGTGAAGGATCTTACTTCTCATGGGTTCAACCATACCAAGCACACACACGTAGTCCTGATGAGGGTATTAACGTATACTCTTTCGCTTTAAGACCTGAGGAACATCAACCCTCAGGCACATGTAACTTCTCCAGAATTGATAACGCTACTTTACAGCTAGTTCTTTCCAACGCCACCGTTGAAGGTACAAAGACTGCTAAGGTACGTGTCTACGCTACAAATTATAACGTTTTAAGAATTATGAGTGGTATGGGAGGGTTAGCCTATAGTAATTAAAGAAACTATTATAATTATATTATTAGTCAGAATAATAACTTAAAGATATTTATTTTATATAAATTATAAAATGAATAGTGTTGAAAACGGAAAACCTGTTTATTTGTTTGACAAAGAACTTGTATGTGGAACCATTGAATATAATGGTAAAAAATATTTTTTTGACTTTGATGATATGAATAAAATAATTAATTTTGAAAAAAAGTTTGTTTTTATTAATAAATGTGATTTGTATCCATCTTACAATTATAATGAACAAAAAATAAATTATTTAATGTTTTTATACAATTTTAAAGAAAATAATGTAAAATATGTTTTTAAAAATAATAATCCACTAGACTTACGAAGAAGTAATATTGAAATTTATCATATTTATCATGAAGAAATAATTAAAAATTATGATGTGAAAGAATACATTCAAGGTCATTTTTCTAAAAATGGGAATGAACCTTATTATATGAAAAACCCTATTTGGAAAATAGATGCAAATGGAAAAGAAATCTTATTAATGTATTGTGAGAAAAATACAATTATTAAATTATGTCAAAAATCATTAGATAAATTAAGAGAATATGAAGATTTAAACAATGACGGAAAAAAATTAACTTTTCATAAACATAGTAATGGCTATATTTTATCATCTAATAATTCATTATTTATCCATCAAATAATTATGAATTGTTATGGAAATGGAAAAGGAACAAAAAATGTTAGTGTAGACCATATTGACCAAGACCCATTAAACAATACATTAGAAAACCTAAGAATTGCAACCAGAAAAGAACAAGAAGAAAATACAAAAGGAATTAAAAAAGATACAAAGAGAGAAAGAAATTATAATGCAAAACCATTGCCACAAGGAATCACAAAAGACATGCTTAGAAAATATATTGTCTATTATCACGAATGGTTAAACCCTGAAAAGACTAGAAGTAGAGAATTTTTTAGAATTGAAAAACATCCCAAACTTGAAAAAATATACACTGGAACAAAGTCTAATAAAATATCTATACAAGACAAATTAAAACAAATTATCAAAGTATTAGATGATTTGGATAATGATATTCAGCCAGAAAAAGAAGTAGAACAAGCAGTTTTGCCGATGTATGTATCTTTAACTACTATTTGTGGAAAGCCGCATTTCGTATTTGAAAAAAGAATCAATAATAAACGATTAACTATCAAAATGGTTTTACCAGAAGGTTACGATTTACAAGAACAATTAGAAATATTAAATAATAAAATCAAGGAAAAATATAAAGAGGAAAATATTAGTATTTTATAAATAAATTATTGCTTCTGAAGGTTCAGGAGCAAAAAATATCTGTTTTCTACGTTATAATTAAAAAATTGCTTTTGTTACAACAAAAGCAAACAAATCAAAATAAACTAAAATGTCTATAATATAGACAAATTTATATACAAATAAACCCAAATGTAATAAAGAAAAATAATATTTATAATTAATAATGAATCTAGATAAACAAAAATATATTCAATTCAAAACAGAACGTAGAGAGAAAAAAAGAACATTAAAACGAGATGTAACAGGTGAAGAAGTTATTTTTATTTTTGAAAAAATGTTGGAGGGATGGAAAACTATTCGGATTTATAATACTATTATTCAAAATAATCCTAATTCACAGATTGATAAAAAAAAAGTAGAAAATATTTCTACTGGAAATTGTAAAGTATTTGAATCTGAATTACCTAAGGAAAGATATGAATATTATTTAATTTTACGAAATAAAATATATGATTTACATTCTAAAACAAAAAGTTTGATATTACAGAAAGACATGTAGATACTATGGACATATCTCTAGTTAAAATAAAAAAGTATATAAATAAAAATAATGTAATTATTGCTTTGCCAATTGGCAAAGCAAAGAACATACAAGTAAAGATTATAATAAAAAATAGTATTTAAAATTAATACCTATTAGTATAAAAATTGAAATACTTTTTCTTAATTTTACTTACTCATATAATAATTAAAATCAAGATGTTCCAACAACTTTGCCTTAACAGACTACCTTTATGTGATGATGTGCTTTATATGATAAAAAGTTTCGCTTTTTATGATATTCAAACCGCAAAAACGAGAGAAATAAAACAAAGAATTGTAAATAGATTTCTATATGCTAAAGTGTCTAGATTTAGACCTAATGGATTTTATCATGATGATGATGGTGTTGAAGAAGACTCAGATAATTGCGAACATTGGTGTACTAGCTTAGCTTTAGTTTCTACACTTGATAATAGTTTTGTAATTATACCTGAAAAAAGATTTCAAGCAGTTAATTGTAGGATATGTGGTGGATATTATGATGAATATCTAACTTTTCCTGTCCCAAAAAAAATAACATGTAACGGACATGCACCATTTGATGATGATTGGTGATAAGATAAATATATAATCATGTTTTGTAATTTGTATAATTTGTATAATATTGATATTGTATATTTTTTATTTTTTTTAATACGCTATTTATTCAAGTAAAGTACTACTAAACAATTTATTCATATTATTCACTTCAGGTTTTTCCGTTTCATTCGTAAACAATTTCATTATCTGTGTGTCATCTCGGAAACGCAATGTATAATTTTGCTGAATATTATTTCTACCAATTCGCCCCATTGCCTGAATAATTTTTTCTTGTGTTAAATTCAAATCCTTACTTAAATACCCATGACAAAATTGATAATTTGTTCCATAAATATAATCACTAGACGCAATAATCATATATAATTTTTGTTCATCCGCCATTGTTTTCATAATTTCCGTATATTTAATATTTTCATGATTAATAAACACACCAATTCCCATCATCAATAATATTTTCCATGAATTCTCAATCCCATTCAATAACATAATTTCATTGACAACATTCTCATCAATATCACTTGAAAATACGGATTCCGTAGTAGCCACATCTTCCGCCCATTTTTTAATATGAAGATGTTTATTTGGAACAAATGTTTCATTTAAGGTCGCACTTTTAATCAAAGATCGTAATGAATTAATCTCATTTGTTAATTTTGCCATTTCATTTTTATTACTCGTTTCATCTTCATTTTGTGTTTCGCGATTTATTTTTCTAAAATCTTTGGTTGATTTATTTCTTGATCCTTGTACATTGTTTTTCATATTTTGTTCTGATTTTTCTTTGATATAAGTCCAATTAGTTTCTAATAAATCTATTTTTTCATTTAATACATTATTAAATTCAATCTTTTTCATAATTTCATCCATGACAATAGAAGGAATATTCGCTTGTTGAATACAAAATTTCGCTATTTTTTCAATTTCATTCGTAATAAAAATCGTAGGACCATCAGTAAGTGTATGTGCATCTTTGGTAGTAACATAGACACCTGCAGTTCCTTCAGAACCAACACTCGTATTACTATTATTTGTAGGAAGAGGACTAGAAGAAACGATTTGTTCACTTGCAAGACGAATCAAGTTAGATCCAGCATTTGTATTTGCATTTGAATAAGGAGCACTAGTACTAGTTACACTAGTTCCAGGACCAATACTTCTAGACTTAGTAATTTTATTTCCTTTCAAGTCAACTGAATTATTCATTGGAATTTTACGAGTGCGTGTAGTACGAAAGTTGTTATAAATAGCTCCCCATGTTCCTTGAAGTATATTTTGTAACATTTTTATATAATATATTTTAATGCTTTTCATATCTAAATCATCTATCGTTTCAAAATGACGATCTAATTTCATTTTCATATTTGTAAAATTATTTTTATTTACATACGTGATAAAATCAACTACTTCTTTTAAATCAAAATATCGCACCAACGTCAAATAATTCTCACAATGTTCTGCAATTTTCATAATATCTTCATAATTTTCAGATAAATAATGAGGCAATACCGTAAATCCATCTTTATTAATAATCGGAATGGATTTCTTACAATCATGACTTACGATATTATATACTTGCGAACTAGGAAATTTATTTTTGAAATCAGAAATAGCTTCCGTCAATTCTTGTAATTTTGGCAAAGTAGCAGATGATAAAACCATATTAGGAATCAAATTTTCACGCCAGATTTGATTAATAATTGGATGAAATTCGTGGTTTTCATAATCAAGTGTGATGGTAGGTTCATCCCAATAAACAATCAACTTATGATCATCTTTATTGAATGCTTTCATGTAATACATGGCAGGTAAATATGATTTGATATCACAAATTATGATCTCAACTTCATCACCTACACTATTATCAACCTTCCCAATTCCACCAGTACGTTTATTCTTACTATATTCTTTGGCTGCAAAATAATGAAGACGAATATCATCTGCACTTGCACAACCAAAGGCAAAGGCTATTTTTTTCCCAATAGATATTGCTGCTTTTGCCAGCGCTAATCCCACATGTCTTGCAGCACAAACAAAGATAATTTTATTTTGTTCTGACAATGCTAATGGTGTTAATGTTTTTCCAGTTCCTGTGGGAGCCATGTATAGAACAAATTTGGGATCAGGATTTTTACAAACCGTGAATATTTCTTTTTGATGTTCATATAATACCAAGTCACTATACTTTAATAAATTTTTATTTTTTTCTATAATTTCATCAGCATTTTCAATAATAGTTGATATCTCAATTTCATCTTCAAATAATTTCATCATATTATTGCAAATTGACAAAATGTGACGATTGACCCTTTTAATGTTATTTTTTAATAATTTAAATAAAGTATAATAGTGAAACATCATTTGTTTTTTATCATTTTTTAATTTATAACGAAGAAATTCTTCTGCGTGTTTTAATAGAACATTTTCATAAATATCTTGTTTTTTTAAGGTTTTGTCATCATTTCTATCAAATCTAATTTTATCGGCTGAATTAATTTTAACATTTGCATTTACGTTTATATTTTTATAATTCTTATTAATTTTTATAACGGTTGATTCAATTGTCTTACATTGTTCACTGAAATACTTGATATAAATATAATCTTCCATTTTTTCGTTATATTCTATTTTTAAAAAGTTAAAGATAGAATTATTATTATTAATTCTTATATTAACATCATGGTATCCTTGAATAATCAAATTTAAAATATCTTTTTCAGATTCAGATACTGGAACTTCAATAGAATTCCATTCAGCTCTATTCAGTTTTCTTTGTTTTAAATCCATTCTTGATAGTTAGTTATTAAATTATGTTTGATTCTCTTTATATCTATTTTCTATTTCATTTTTTTTATTTATTTTTTTTAATTTAAAAAAAAGTGAAATCATTTAATCAAATAAATAAATATTATTACTACAATATTATATTGATATTTTTAAAAATGATGAAACAAAATAATATCATTATTTCAATAGAAGGAAATATTGGCTCAGGAAAATCTACCTTGTTAAAAAAATTACAAGATCACTTTAAAAATGAAAATGAAAAAAAAATTATTTTCTTGAAAGAACCAGTAGATGAATGGGAAAGTATTACCGATGAAAATGGCACTTCTATGTTAAAGTTATTTTATCAAGATCAAAAACAACATTCGTTTTCATTCCAAATCATGGCATTAATAACTAGGATGAAATTATTAAAAGAAGCAATTAAAAACAACCCTGGTTCCATGATTATTACAGAACGTAGTTTATATACAGACAAAATGGTATTTGCAAAGATGTTATATGATTCTAAAAATATTGAAATTCAAAATTATCAAATATATTTAAATTTATTTGAAATATTTGCTTTTGATTATAAAATTGATCATATTATCTATGTAAATACATCTCCTGAAATATGTTACGAGAGAATCGCAAAACGTTCTAGAGATGGAGAAAGTAATATAAGTTTAGAGTACTTAACAAAATGTCATGATTATCATAACGAAATGTTAAGCGATGTTTCTTTGTTTAAGGATCAATGGATTTATCATGGAAATGTAGAACTTGATGAAAATAAAACAAATTTTGATATTTTAATTGAGAAAATAGAAAATATTTGATTTATAAACATATATGAATATACAACATATAAGTAAAAATTAAAGAAGATTTTATTAAAATAAAAATAAAAAATAAAAATGAAATTATTATTCTTTTTTTTAATATTTTTATTATTTAGTACAAAATGAAAATATTAAATTTATCTAGTATTGTAAACGCTGCATTTAATTATGTAATATACACCTCAAACAAGTTTAACATAGATGAATCACACTCATTAAAGCATAGTATGGAAGTATTTCATCTTGCAAATAAAATATATGATTCGGAACTCACTATTCACCCATATCTTCTAGAACAAAAAGAAATTATATCTGTATCCGCAATCATTCATGACATGTGTGATAAAAAATATATGAATGAAGAATCGGGAATTACTGAAATGAAATCATTCATGTCCAACTATTTAAAGGCAGATGACATTGAAGCTGTATCTAAAATTGTTTCTACCATGTCTTACTCCAAAGTAAAATTATGTGGTTATCCTGATTTAAAAAAATACCAATTAGCTTATCATATTGTGAGAGAAGCAGATTTATTGTCTGCTTATGATGTTGACCGATGTGTTATTTATGGAATGATGAGAGAAAATCTAGATTATACAGCTTCTTTATTTAGAGCATTAGATTTATTTAATAATAGAGTCTTAAAATATCGTTCGGATAATTTATTCGTAACTGATTTTTCAAAAAATTACTCCAAAATATTACATGATAATGCATTAGAAAATATACAAAGTATACAAAATATGATATTATAGAAAAAGACAAATTATTTTTCAGAATATTCCAAATAAAACGCTGTTAGGACTTTGGGTGGCTTATACCTGAGTATATCTAATTCTTTTTGAGTCGTTGGAAATTCGGTTGAACCATAAATATCTTGCAATAACAACCATTCAAACATTCCACCAGTGTAAATATATACATCATAGAAACCTAATGAGAATAACTGGCTTTGTTTTTTGTATATTTTTTCATCGTTGCAATGTTTTCCATAAACAATCATTTTCATATTTTTAATCCCGATTTTAATAAGACGATTTATTAATTCTTCTTCTTGATTTATATTCACTGTATTTGGTAATAAACAAGTTTGTTCATTTGGATTTAATGTATTTATCAAAATATATGTGTCTGGGTTTTTTAAAGCATGTTGAATATCTTCATAATTTATTTTTTGATTAGATAATTGTTGTGTATTTCCCATTAATTTAATATTTAATTTATTTTTAAATATTAAACTTTCTAATTATTTTACAATATTTTGTTTTCTTTCTATTTTTCTATTTTTCTATTTTTCTATTTTTTCTTTTGTTTTTTTACTTGCTAATGAAATTTAACAACGATCTCAATATCCTCTTTTTTAATACTCTTAGTAGCAGAAATAGATAATTCTTCTCTCTTCTTTCTTGTTTTACCATTATCTATTGAAAGTTCTTTTCTTTTGGATGTACTATTTCTATTATTCATATCTTTTTCAATTTCAAGATAATTTTCTTCAATGTAATTAATGACTTTATTTTCTAAGGCCCATTTAAAAAAATTCAATTGTCCAATGGTTGTTTCAATAAAGGTGCCATTTTTATATGGAATGCTAATTCTATCCCATCTGCAAAAAGGATCAAAACGTTTTTTACTATATGCTTTTAATTTTAACTTATAATCAAAGTATACTTTGAATCTTCTTATATTTTCATTTACTTCAATATCATACAAGGTATAATATTTTTTAGCATAGTTGGTTGCAAACCAATCCACGATTCTTAATGATATTTTAGATTCTCCAGTAATAATTTTTAACATTTTACTAATATTATATTCGTCTTTATAAAATTCCATCAGGTTATTTAATAATAAGTCATTTTGAGTAGCATAACTAACCGTGTTGTTCATTAAGTATTTGTAAAAAATATTATTTAAGTCGTTTAATATAAAAATAATATTTATCTATATAAATGGAATCTTTTATGAGTAATTATTTTGGACCTTTAGGCAAAGAATACTGCCTTTATTTTTATTTAATGTCTATTATGTTTTTCGTTATTATGATATTTGCTGTTTTTGGTCTTATTTTCACCTTGATTAAAAAACGTAAAGAAGTAAACACCATGTTTATTATTAATGGTGTTATGTTGTTAACAAATAGTATATTAGCTTATTTTGTAAATAGATTATTNCATACCATGTGTNTCAATAGTGTTCGCTAAATTTATTCATTTTTTTGATAATCATTTGTCGTATTTTGAGGTTTCAAATAATTATCCCTTANAGTAACATCATCCACGTAATTATTNTCAGATAAAAATGGATTGAATCCTCTTTGTTGAATTAGTTGTCTGTCTGCTATTTTTAAGTCTAAATCTTCTCTCTTGTTAGATAATTTAAAACCATTACTAGCAACTTCTTGATTTAGTATATCCCATGTATTTTCATCATAGTTTAGGGATGATGAATAGGCTGAAATTTCATGTTCTTTATTCATTTGATTTGATTCTGCAAATAATTCTTCTTCTCCACTCAATTGTTCGTTATTTTGATTATTATTATAACGTCGTCTACTTCTTTCATAAGGTTCTCCTTTGGTCCATTTCCATTCCATGATAGTATATATTATATTTTTTTATCTAATATTCAACCTTATCAACCTTTGAGAAAGGTTGAGCCAAACATTCCTTAATTTTTATCAATGATTTCAATTTGGCTCAACTTTTCTAGATAAGGTTTCAATTTGGGTCAACTTTTCCTTTACTTCGTTAAAAAGGTTGATAGGGTTTCAATTTTTGGCTCAACCTTTCTCAAAGGTTGATAGGGTTGATTTTAAAAGGTTGAATTGTTTCGTAAATAAAAATTTGGTATCCGACTGTCTTCTCCTTTTTAAGTTACATTCTAAACATGCTAAATAAAAATTATCTTTATTATGACCTATGTCATTATCAATACGATCTACCGTCCATTGTTTCATTTCTCTCACAAAATCATATAAAATAATCATATTATCTTTGCAATAATAACATTTCAATTCTGACTCCATCATTTTTTCAAGAATGTCTTCAAATTTTATAAATTGATCTTCTTTGTACAAATTTTTAATAACATCTTGGCTTTTATAACCAGCTATTTTATGATTGATTTGTTGTTTTATTATTTTATATATTTCTTTCTCTTCACTCTCTTCCTTCTCTTCATTCACTCTGTTGTTATTTTGATTATCATTTAAACTAAAATTAAATAAATCATTTATTATTTTTAATTGATTATCCAAAGTAATTTCTTCTTTTAAAAGATGATTCCATTTATTACTTTCAATACGTTTTTTTGGTCCTTCTTTACTTTTTGTTACTTTTTTCATCATATATCTGTTATTTGTTCCTACAATACTTATTTTTTTAGAATTGTTATTCACAATTACATTTTCATTTTCTTCCATTTATATTTTAATATACAATAGAATCTATTTTATTTTGAATATTTTATATATAAATAATATAAACAATAATCAATAAATAAATATTTAATAAAAGTAAGTTAAACTCATCTCTTTATATTAATATATAAATGGAAGAAAATACAACTACTACTAGCCAAAATAATCAAAATGAAGAATGTTTGGAGCTAAAAAATATTAAATACAAAACCATGTTATTAAATGGAAATCCTATTAAAGAAACCAAGTCATCCAATGATATGTCAAATTTAGATCTTTTTTTAGAAAATGAAAAAAATAATAATAGCAATGAACCATGGTGTAAATTAAATAAAACAATCAAAACAAAAAAATTAATTGACTATGTAAGTATCTATATTAAAGAAAATGACATGACGGAGGACGAAGGCGAACTATTAATTGCATTTTTAAAAGAATCTATGGATAGAAAAAAGTTACAACGTGTTAAAGATGTGATTTATGATAAGATAACAGGACAAGTAAAAGAAATTCCAGCCTTGTCTTATACAAAATCAACCAAACATTTCACACTTAAAAACATAGATAAACGTCTTTCCACGATTAAATCGTTGCCAGCAATATCAAAAAAAACACACGGAACAGTCAAAAATAAAAATTTACTTTCTATCAAAACGAATGATCCAAATGATTCGTCATCGGATCATGAAAACTAATCAACCTTTAGAAAGGTTGAGCCAAAATAAAAACAATTTTTTATAAAAGTATAAATATTATACTTTTATAATATAAATGTCTTTTTTATCGTATCTAACATGTGGAGAACCAGCACCTCTTGTTTATCCTGAAATTACAAAAGAGAATCAATTCACAAATGTATTGCTTATTGATAATTCTGTAAATGATTATCAAACATTTGTGGACTCCGTAAATTCTTCTACTTTCCCCATCGTTTATTCAATCATGTCTAATAAAACTGAATTACTTACCTTATTACAAGCTAATTTCACCAGTATTTCTAGAATTGGAATTGTTTTTAGTTCTAGTTTAGGAAATGTGAAAATGTTTTTGGATGGTAAATCTTTCTTTAATGAGGAGGAAGTAGAACCATATAGTGAAAATGTAGAATTTATTTTAAATGTTTTGAAAGAATTTCGTGTAAAAAACATTGATTATTTAGCATGTGATACATTAAATTATTCGAATTGGGAAAATTATTACCAAATTTTATCAAAAGAAACTGCTGTCATTGTGGGTGCATCCAATGACAAAACAGGAAATATTAAACATGGTGGAGACTGGATCATGGAATCTACCAGCCAAGATGTAGAACTACTTTATTTTACAAAAAGGATTGAATATTATCAGTATTTGTTGGATAATCCTGTTTTATTACAAAATTTTAGAGTTGATTATTCAGATGGTGTATATGTTTTATTAACAATTGATGTAAATAATTTTTATCCTGGTTCTTATACAATACCTCCTAGTTGGTTAGATAGTTTTCAATTATATTATAGTGGAAGTCTTCAATATACATTACCTGATTTAAATGGATTAGTTTTTCAATCCTATACATCTTATCCATTTAATGATCCAAATAATCTTCAATCTGCTCCTGGTATTGCTTTTTGGACAAGTGATAATAATATAACACCTAATGCTTATTATAATTCAATGATCATAAAATCTTTAGGCTTAAATATGTTTATATCCAGTGTATCTTTTAATAATCCACCTATCGTTTGTTTCAAAGAAGGATCTAAGATTCTAACCGATCAAGGATACAAACTGATTCAGAATTTGAGAAAAGGAGATTTAGTGAAAACTTTGCTACACAACTATTTACCTATTGATCTAATAGGTAAGAGAGAAATCCACCATCTTGCGTTAAAAGAACGAATCAAAGACCAGCTTTATCAATGTTCTCAAGATCATTTTGAAGAAGTTTTTGAACCACTTGTTATCACTGGTTGCCACTCTATTTTAGTAGATGATTTTGTAAGTGAAGAACAGAGAGAAAAGGTCATTGAAGTGAATGGAAACACTTATGTAACCGATAGAAAATATCGATTACCTGCATGTGCTGATCCTCGTGCTTCTATTTATGAAATTCCAGGAAACTATACCATTTATCATTTAGCATTAGAAAATGATGATTATTACATGAATTACGGAATTTACGCCAATGGGCTTCTTGTAGAGACATGTTCCAAACGATACTTGAAAGAATTATCCAATATGGAGTTGATAGAATAAATCAACCTTATCAACCTTTTCTAAAGGTTGAAAAAAATCAATATAAAAGTAAATTCATATAATATATAGTAAATGTATTTATATGAACTAGAAGAATTAAAGGATCAATTAGATACTCTTATTTTTGAAGATGAACCATCCATCGTCACCGAAGAATATGCATTAGAAATTATGGAAACCGCATTTCAACTTATGGATGAATTTATGAATCAAAATCCATCCATTATTACCGAAGAAGATTTTGAAGAAATTTTATTAGACGAAATTACAAATCTTTTTTACACACAATTTGAAGAAGATATAAAATTGAATGATATTATTGAAGATGATATTAATGAAATATTAGAAGAAGCTTTTTATATGTATATTACCTTATTTTATCCAGAACGATCCATCAGTAATCAGGATGAAAATAAAGAAATAGAAAAAAAGACGGAAGATGAATATACAATTATTTCTGATAAAATAAATTACTTACGTACCATTCCACAACCTACCCAAAGAACGGATGAATGGTATCAATTTAGACACAATTTAATCACTGCAAGTAACGCATACAAAGCATTTGAAAGTCAGTCTATGATGAATCAACTCATTTATGAAAAATGTCAACCTTTAAAAACAATGGATCTTGACGAAAAACCTAAAATGGTCAATACAAATACTACTTTACATTGGGGACAAAAATATGAACCATTATCGGTGATGATTTATGAAGTTATGTATCAAACCAAAGTAGAAGATTTTGGTTGTATTCCACATTCTACATACAAATTTTTAGGAGCTTCTCCAGATGGGATAAATATAGATACAAGTTCAGAGAGATATGGAAGAATGTTAGAAATTAAAAATATTGTTAATCGTGAAATCACAGGAATTCCAAAGAAGGAATATTGGATACAAATGCAACTGCAAATGGAAGTCTGTGATTTAGATGAATGTGATTTTTTAGAAACCAAATTTACGGAATATCCAGATGCAGAGAGTTTTTATAATGATAGTAATGAAGAAAAACAGGTGGTGAAAGGATCTATCATGTATTTTAATACAAGCGAATCCAAACCTTTTTATCTATATAAACCGCTTCATATTAGTGATTATGAGGAGATCAATCAATGGGAGGAAGAAATGATTGAATTATATCAAGAACAAAAAAAGATGGTTTGGATTAAAAATATATATTGGAAATTAGAGAAATTAAGCTGTGTTTTAGTATTAAGAAATAAAGAATGGTTTAAAAATAACGTAGAGCAAATAGAAAAAATATGGAAAATTATTGAAGAAGAGAGAATAACAGGTTACGAACATAGGGCGCCAAATAAAAAAGTGAAGGTTGATTTAGTTAAACCATTTATCAACCATACAGAAAATGAATGTTGTTTATTGTCAACCTTATCAACCTTTGGGAAAGGTTGAGCCAAAATTGAACCTTTTTATAACAAAGTAAAGGACGAAATAAAGGAAAGGTTGAGCCAAAATTGAACCTTTTTATAACAAAGTAAAGGACGAAATAAAGGAAAGATTTAGTCAAATTAGTGCCTTATACTTTGTTAATAGTTTCAATCTTTGATCGAAATTTTTTTATTATATAAACAAATATATATAAATGGTTCGTTATTCTAGAAGAAAAAGAGGGGGTGATACTGCATCTATTGAAATCAAATTAAATAAAGTTCAAGATGAAATAGATGAGTTAAAAATGGAATTATCAAATTTAAAAAATGGAAATTCATCTGATAAAATGAGTTTAGAAAGTCCTACATTTGATTCCATGGAAGAAGATTCATCAACCTCTGAAATCGTGATGCCAGAACAAATTTCTATGCCTGGTTTAAACTCATCCTCAAAATCATTAAGTAACGAAACAATTGAACTTAACGGATACAGTGGGACAGTTAGCGATTTATCTGACAAACTAAACAAAAAAATAAAAGATTTAGATAAACCAACGAATAAGGGGAAATATTCAGATAAAGTGACAGAATATAAAGAAATTATGAAAAGAATTAAAGGGGCTTCTGACACTGAAAGTATTAAAAAAATCGTTGAATCATCAAGACTAACCTTTAAAAATAATAATTTAATGGGTGGAAAAACACACAAACGCGGAAGAAAAGGTAAAAAAGGTACAAAAAGAAAACATTAAAATTTTTACAAAAAGAAAAAATTAAAATATCTTTTATTTGTATAAGATATAAGATGTTTGGACTATTTGAATCTAAACCAAGCGGTTATAATACTTCCAATAGTAGATTGAAACTAAAATATAATAATAATCAATTAGGTGGAGGGAAAAGAAGAAGAACCAGAAGAAAGAAGGCTAGTAAAAAGGGTACTAGAAGAGGAAGACGTTAAGTTTTTTATATAATTTCATCATTTATAAATTATATAAAATATTAGTCATTGTTTTAATTTTTTATTTTTTATTTATCAATAATGACTTGTTTAGAAATTTTTTTAATGATTTTGTCTTCTTTTTCCAAATCATTATCACCCTTGCCTCCCATTGCTTCAATAATCAATTTATTATATTGATCGGATTTCTTTGAATAACTTTTCACGCAATCAGGATACTTATCTTTGAATTGTGAAATCAATTTTGTATTCTTATGAGCGACATATTTAATTGCTTTTCGTATCTTTTTCTTTTCTTCATTTTCTTTTTCCCATTTATTTTCATCTTTTACATATAAAACTTCTCTCTTGACATCACTACAATGAATCGGTCGTTGAGTAACATCTAGTGCTTTCAAATTAGATGTAATAATATTTGAAATCCCTTCTACGTATCCAATGTTGCCAACTTTTTCCAAATCCGACAATTGTAATTTAATAGAATCTACAAAATCCATAATATTCATGGCATCTTTACAGGTTTCATTTAAAAAGAATTGCAAATTAAACGTTTTGTTGTGAGAATTGGTATTATTAGTATTATTATTTGAATTTATGTTGTTTTGTGTTCCATTTTTCACTACTTCCATCACCATGGTTTGTAATTCTGAATTTTGTTTAATTACTTCTTGATTTTGTTTAAAAATCATCATAACCAATTCTTTATCAAATACAAAATCATTATTGCTTGAATCGGTTGTATCTTGTATATCTGTTTTGTTTGTATTTTGGCATTTTTTTTCATGATACCAAAGACTACTTTTAGCTTTATAATTTTTATTACAATAAGAACATGTAAAAATTTCGGCGTTTTTGGCGTTTAAAATGTTCGAATTTGTTCTATTTTGATGTTTACGTGTTATTATATGTCTATCCCATTCACTTTTTTTACAGCATTTAAATGTGCAATTTTGACAATTGAAAATTTCGGCGTTTTTTGGCGTTTTTTTCATTCTATAATGTTCTAATATATTAGAACAAAAAAAACGCCTAAATTATTTTCGAAAAAAAGAATAAATTAATAAAAAAAACGTCGTAACAAAAAAGAAAATATATTTTAATGTATGACACCATAAGAATTTTTATGGTCACAAATTTTTCCTAATTTTTTTATTATTTTTTTTCCCAAGAGTATTTTACTTTTTCGAAAAATGGACAAAAAAAATGTCCAAAAATGAAAATTCCAAAAAAGTCTTGGAAAAAAATA